GGGTTTAACAAACCTAAGCGTACACCAAACCATCCTACTAAGTCACACGTTGTTGTGGCTAAATGCGAAGATGGATCTATTAAGACTATAAGGTTTGGTCAGCAAGGTGTATCTGGTGCTGGTAAAAATCCTTCTAGTGCTAAAGAAAAAGCTAGACGTAAATCATTTAAAGCGAGACACGCTAAAAATATAGCAAAAGGTAAATGTTCAGCAGCTTATTGGGCAGATAAGGTGAAATGGTAATGGAAGATACTAGTCAACAGTTAGGTAGGCTACAGGCTCAGGTAGAGTCTTTACAAAGACAGATGGAAGAACTACGCATAGACGTTAAGTGTATGTCTGATGTTGTTACTAAGTGGAAAGGTGCTGGTGCTTTACTGCTTATACTAGGTGCTTCACTGGGCTGGTTAGTAGATGCTATCGCTAGACGATTATAAAAAGTACTTGACTTTATTGTCAATATGTGGTATATTCTTTTTACAAGGATGCACCGCTTTGGGTTTAGCTAAAGCAGTAATGCCAGGTAAATCTGGTACTAATGTTAATGCTAATGCTCAGGTAGGAAAAGAGAACACACAGCAAGTAGTAGGTCAACAAGACAACACCAAGATCGAAGGTGAGAATGTTAATGTTAGTCAGAAGGAAAACGACAGCAGCATTAACACATCTAAAGTAGATAGCTTAATACAAAATAATACTAATGTACCGATGTGGTACTTATTGTTGTTGGTATTAGGGTGGTTACTTCCTAGTCCACAAGAGATATGGAATGGGTTCATCGGATCAATAGAAAGAATAATTCATGGCAAGAACAATAAGCGTAGCAAAAACACTTGACGGAGCTACGGCTACGACTAAATACACGTTGTATAAAATACCTGCTAAACAGACAGGATTATGGACTGTTCAGTATATTATCAGCACTGAGGGTAACGAAACACCTCATGTATTCTGGTATGACGCTTCTACTAATAATGAATATTTAGTTGTGGCAGGTAAAAACTTAGGTGTTGGTGAGTCTATTCTACTTGATGGAGACGCAGTTGTTGCTCTACAAGAATTTGATGAGATACGTATACAAAACTCAGGTACTGTTAATGCAGTAACTTATATTGCAACTTTACATTTACAGTTTGCAGATGCAGTTCAATTTCACGGTAACGGTAATTAAAAGGAGATAGATATGTACGGATACGGTAAAAAGAAAAAGAAACCTGCACCTAAAAAGAAGAACAAATGAAGCCTTGTCCTACTTGTCCCTATCCTAAGAAGTGTAAGGCAGCAGGTAAATGTTTGCGTGGTGCAATGCGTAAAACTAAAAAGAAAGCATAATAATGAACTATTTAGATTTAGTTAATGATGTACTAATAAGACTTAGAGAAGATGAGGTAACTGCTACAACAGATACTCCATACTCTAAACTTATTGGTAAGTTTGTTAATGACGCTAAAAGAACAGTAGAAGATGCGTATCAATGGAATGCTTTGTCTGAAACATTAACAGTAACTACTGCTAATGATTTGTTTAACTATGTTATGACAGGATCAGGTCAACGATTTAAAGTAATTGATGTTATTAATAGTGAAGATAATGTATTCCTAGAGTATAAACCTTTTAGTCAGATGAACAATTTGTTTCTTAATCAGACACCACAAAAAGGTACACCAGCTTACTACAACTTTAATGGTGTAGATACTAACGGGGATACTCAAGTAGATATTTATCCTATTCCTGATGGTATTTATAACGTGTTCTTTAACATCTATAAACCACAAGTATCACTAAGTGCTGGAGCAGATCGGTTAGTTGTACCTGCTGAACCTGTTCTTAAATATGCTTATGCAATGGCTGTAGCAGAACGTGGTGAGGATGGTGGACTAGCAGCACAAGAAGCTACTGCACTAGCTGATTTATCTTTAGCGGATCATATAGCTATTGAGAACGGTAGATACAGTGACGAATACATCTGGCATCAAGTCTAATGGCTGGTAGATTACAATCATCGACAATATCAGCACCAGGTTTTCTTGGTGTTAATACACAAGAAAGTAGTGTTGATCTTGCGTCAGGCTACGCATTAGAAGCATACAACTGTGTTATAGATAAGTTTGGTCGTATAGGTGCTAGACGAGGTTGGCAGAAAGTAAACAGTTCTACTAACTCTGATCTATTGACAAACGACATTGAGTTTATTTATAACATACCTGAGACAGATGTAACACTGTGTGCTGGTAATAATTTAATATTGTCAAGAGCTAGTGGTGCAAGTACATTAGTTACTGAAGTAAATACTACAGTAGTTGACCAGCCAGGAACAGGTACAACAGCATACACCATCACAAATAATAACTGGATGGGTGCTAGTATTGTATTTGGTGAAGGACCAGATGTTAGTCCTCATGCTTACTTAGCACAAGCAGGTCATCTACCTTTGGTTTATCACAAACTAGGAGCTAGTCATGCACATACAGGTGCTTACGGTTTTAATTTACTTAGTGACGCTGGCTCAGTACCTACCACCTATGCTTCTCCTAGTGATTTTAAGCCTAATGTAGTTATAGGAGCTTATGGTAGAACATGGTGGGCTGACATTGCTAACGATAAACAAACACTTTACTTTAGTGCGTTACTAGATGGTACTAACTTAGCAACAGGTGACTCAGGTTACTTGTCATTAATTGATGTGTTTCCTAACGGAGACGAGATAGTAGGACTAGCAGCACATAACGGTTTCTTAATTATATTTGGTAGAAGAAACATTGCTGTTTATGCTAACCCTATTGATGTGACAAGATTAGAGTTAGTAGACTTAGTAGCTAACGTAGGTTGTATTGCTAGAGACAGTATTGTCAACACAGGTACGGATGTTATGTTCTTGTCTGACACAGGCGTAAGAAGTATTGCTCGTGTTATTCAGGAAAAGTCAGCACCTATTAATGATATATCGTTTAATGTTAGAGATGACTTAGTTTCTTTTGTAGAATCAGAAACTAATAAAATAAAAATTAAAGCAACTTATTATCCTAAAGATGCTTTTTATTTATTAACACTGCCAACATCTAAGTATGTTTATTGTTTTGATCTACGAGGTAGATTACAGAACGGTGCAGCAAGGGTTTCTATCTGGGATAGCATTGAACCCACCGCCCTACATGTCACTTATACAGGTGATCTTCTCGTAGGTAAAGCAGGATACTTAGGTAAGTACTTAGGATTTTTAGATGATGCAGATACTTATAGATTACGTTACTACACTAATTACTTTGACTTAGGTAGTCCAACAACTATAAAGTTTTTAAAGAAAGGTAACTTTGTAGTAGTAGGTGGTGTTGGTCAAGCCGTAGCGTTAAAGTATGGTTTTGATTACATTAACTCATATCGATCAATAACAAAACAACTACGTTCAGGATCTGGACTTGTTTCAGAATTTAATATAGATAAGTACGGAGTTAGTGGATCATCTGTTGTAGGTAGTCAATCATTTAGTAATGACACACCCACAACTAACACGTTAACAGCGCCTGACGGAACACACTATCAAGTTGCTTTTAAATCAGTATTAGATGAAGATAATGGTTACGACTTACCTGTAACTGTAAGATTAGAAGGAGATGGGTTTTATCATATTCCTACTACAACAGGAGCTTCAGGCGATATAGAAGAAACAAACGCTATTATTTATTTAGTCAGTGCAAACGGTTTATCTGAATACTCTAGTGGTTTAGTTTTAGAAGAAATTAAAAGTAACTTAGGTGGTTCTGGTTCTATTCTACAGTTAGGCTTTGAAGCGGACATTAACGCTGCACCTTTGTCAATACAAAAGATAGATATTTATGTTAAAGCAGGTAAAACAATTTAAGGACAAGTATGAGTGATTATACAAAAGCAACTAACTTCACGTTAAAAGACGGATTAACTACAGGTGATCCTCAGAAGATTATTAAAGGTTCTGAGATAGATGCAGAGTATTCAGCTATTTCATCTGCTATAACGTCTAAGGCTGATTTAAACAGTCCTACGTTTACTGGTACACCGTCATCACCTACAGCCAGTACAGGTACGTCAAGCACACAAATAGCTACTACAGCGTTTGTGCAGTCAGCATTAGTTGGTGCGTATCCTGTTGGTTCTATTTACATGAACGCTGCTGTAGCTACTAATCCTGCTACCTTGTTAGGTTTTGGTACTTGGGTAGCGTTTGGTGCAGGTAAAGTACCAGTAGGTATAGATGCTTCTGATACTGACTTTAATACTGTAGAAGAAACTGGGGGTACTAAAGATGCAATCATACCTACACACAATCACACAGCTACAACTACTTCAACAGATGCAGGACACCAGCATAGTAATTTAAGATATCAACGGTTAGAAGGTGGCACAGGAGGTGCTAATTTTTGGGTAGATGTTATTACCACTAATACAGGTGTAGGTTACGCAAACATTACATCTACAACAACAGTAGCTAATACAGGTGAATCAGCAACAGGTAAGAACTTACAACCGTACATCGTAGTTTATATGTGGAAACGTACAGCTTAATGGATTTAGATATTTTACCTGTTATCGAAGAAAACACAGTACACCATTTTTCTGACAATGTTTATGCTAAACAAATGGCAGCACCTGCGAATACTAAAATAACAACACATAAACATAAATACGATCATCTTAGTATTTTATCTGAAGGAACAGCGTTAGTAAAAATAGATGGTAAAGAACAACTATATCGAGCACCAGCTTGTATTAACATAGAAAAAAATAAAACACATGAAATTATAGCGTTAGACAATATAGTTTGGTTTTGTATTCATTCAACAGAAGAAAAAAACATTTCTAAAATAGACGAAGTATTAATAGAGGAAACTTAAAATGCCAGTAACAGCAGCAGCAATTATGGGTGGAGCTACTATTGCGGGTGGCTTGATGGGTAGCAGAGCAGCTAAGAAAAGCGCAGAAGCTGCTCAACAACAGGCAGCAGCAACTGTAGAAGCTGCTCGTATTGCTGCCGAAGAAGCTCGATTCAGACCAGTAGGGATTACTACTCGGTTTGGTTCTGCTACTCCACAAATAGATCCTGAAGGTAGAGTAGGCGGTTATACGTATCAAGGCTCTCCTGAGTTAGTTAGTTTACAGGATCAGCTAAGTAGGATATACGGTTCTAGTCTGGGTCAAGCCGAACGTGCTGCTGGTTATCAACCACAGTTTGAACAGGCTGCTCAAGGACTGTTTGCTTTAGGTAAAGAACAGCTACCACAAAGCAGAGAACAGATCATGGCAGAGCAACAAAGATTGCTACGTCCTTATGATATTGAAGAAGAACAACGATTAGCTGCTAGTGTGTTTGGTCGTGGTCGAGGTGGGCTGAGTGTTGGTACTGGAGGTAATCCAGAACTACAAGCATTAGCTGAAGCTCGTAGTCGTAGAGACGCACAGTTACTTGCTAACGTAGATCAAACTTTTATGAACAGAGCGCAACAAGCTGCTGGTTTATTTGGTACTGGAGCAGGTGTTTTAGGTCAAGGCTTCCAGACACAACAAGCTGCATTGTCTCCGTTTACAAGTCAGTTCCAGACTGCTCAGAACTTAGAGCAAGTAGCAAGACAGCCGATGGACATTGGTACGGCATTAGGACAGCAGATCACAACTGCTAATACTAACGCAGGTAATCTTTTATTTGGTGGTCAACAAGCTGCTTCTGCGCTACAGGCTCAGGCTGCACAGGCTCAAGCTGCACAGACAGCAGGGTTTGGAGCAGGTATAGCGCAAGCAGGACAGAACTATGCTAACAATGCTTTGTATAGAGACATCTATGGTGGGGGACAAACTCCTGCTCCTATAGTAAACAATCCTGTTCAAGCTGCACCTCCTCCTCCTCCTTTAGATTATAGAATACCAGGTATGCAAGGTGGTCCAGGAGCTTTTACCCCGTTATCGTAAAATTAAGGAAACATAATGGCTAGTTCAATCGCATCTTTATTTGGTCCTTCTGCTGAAGAAATAGTTTACGCACAGCAAGAAGCAGGTAAACAAAGACAACAGCAGCAGTTGCAGAATACTTTAGCAGCTTATCAAGACCCTATGGCTAGACAGTTTTATCAGTCTGGCTATAACATAGCTAGTGGTGCTGGTAATATTGCTGGTGCTTTGTTTGGTGATACTCCTATGGCTGATCCTCGTTTAGCTAAGTCTATTCAATCTAGGCAAATAATGGCTGACGTAGGTGTCGAAGATTTAAATGATCCAGATCAATTAACTACATTAGCACAACGGTTTTCGGAAGCTGGTATGCCAGAAGCTGCTTTGTATTTTAAAGACCGTCAGAACGCTTTAGAAACGCAACAAAGAGACTACGCTCTTGAGTTAGCTAAAGCTACTGCTAAAGACGGCATGAAATTTACAGATTTAATAGCTTTTAGAAAAGATGTTAAAGATAGCTTAAAAGATCCTAAAACTACTTTAAACTCCGTAAGAAGAGGTTTTAAGTTATACAAAGAAGGTAAAACAAAATCTAATAAACAAGCAATAAATGTTTTAAACAGAGAAATTGCTAATATATCTAAAGATTCTGGAATCGGTGTATCAGAAATTGCCAACATAGTAAGCGGTGGTAGTATTCCAGAAAGATTAGCGAATACTTGGTCACAAATTGTTGATGGTGTCCCGTCAGCAGGAAATTTACAAGAAAAATTAGAAATTTTACAACTTCTTGAAAGAAATGCTGTAGATAACTATAACAAACAAGTTAATACTCTAAGAGAAGTATTTAGCGGGAATATAAATCAAAAAGAACTTGATGCAAGTTTAAATTTAGAAACAATAAGTCCTTTTGCTAGGCAAGAAATTCCTTCTGAAATTGAAATTACAGACGAAGACATAAATACTTTTTTAGGGACTCCTTAAATGGCTACTTATACTAGACAACAGGTTGAAGCCGGTATAGCTAAGGCACAGCAACAAGGTAATGTTGAAATGGTAAACAAGTTATCTGGTTTACTTAATGACGAAGTTACAGAAGAACGTACTTCTCCGTCTACTAGTTTAGGTAATATCTACAGTTTAAAACAAATTGAAGACGGTATAGCTAAAGCTAACAGGTTAGGTAATGAAGCAATGGCTTCTAAATTAACTGCTCTTTATCAAAGTGTTTTACAAAAAGATGAAGACCCTGATAGACCTTCAACGTCTGCTTGGTTAGAAAACGAAGCTCGTCTAGGTTTAACCGATTCAGCAGCTTTAGTTTCAGCAGGTACAGAAGTAGCTTTACAAAACAGACAAAAAGGAGCTTTTGTTTCTCCTATTAATTTATTATCTGGTATTGTTGCAGCATCTGCTAGAGGAGAAAGTTTAGGAGAACAGTTTCAAGAAAGTTTAAGCAATTTTCAACAGTTGTTCTCTAAAGTTACAGGTGCTGATCCTGATATGCTTGAGCCTGAAGACGCAGGTATTGGTACTAAACTTGCAGGATTTGCTGTAAGAACTGCTTCTGATCCTCTTTCATATACTGGCACAGGTCTTGCAAAAAATTTAAAAACCCTTGTCACAAAAACTCCTGACGATTTTGTTGGTCCTGTAGTTCAAACAAGTGTTAAAAAAGACATAGTAAAACCTATTACTAAAAGAGCCACTCAAGCTGGTGGTTTTGGTGCGCTTGCTGGTGGTGGTGGAGAACTAGGAGCCGAAATTGAAAAAGAACTTACACTTGAAGATACTGGAACAGGAAGAGCTATAGGTACTCTTTTGTCTGTTCCACTGGCAGCAAAAGGAATAGTCGTTAGGAAAGGAATTGGAGCCGGTTTAAACGTTACTGGTCAAGTATGGAACAGGGTTATGGGTCTTAGAAAAGATCCTAACGCTGCTGCCGATGCTTATGCAAGTGGTGTAACTAAAGCATGGCTTAAAGAAGTAGCTGATAATACAAAGAACAACGAGTTTGATAAAATTATTTCTCATTTCAAAGCATTAGAACCTGTATTGGGAAGCAAGTTAGTTTTAAAAGGTCAGACTTTTAGAGGTAAAACTTATAATAAAGATACTAAAGTTCCTACATTAAACGTGCCTCTTTTAATAGCTATGTCTGACAATCCTACAGTCAGAGCAACAACAGTTAAACTACTTAAATCAAACAACAAAGCTAGAGCTAAATTTATTGACGAGATAGAAAAAGTATCTTCGGCTATACAAAATAGACTAGGTGATTTGTTTGGGCCACAGTATGCTACTTTAGCTACTAAAGAAACAGGTATTAAAACACTGTCTATAAACAAAAGACTAGCTGCCATTACAGATAAATTATCTGATACTAGGGCAATGATTAGACCTGACAAAACTTCAGAGCAAATAGGAACAGGAATAAAAAAATTAGTAGAAGCTCGAAAAAAATTAGCCTCAGCCGAACGAAGCGCTTCTTATGAGGATTTAATTAATGAGGCAACAGAAGCTAAAGCAGTTCTTCCGCGTGAAGGAGTTCAAGAAATATACCGATACGCCCGTATAAATAAAATAAACGAACTGTTTGGTTTAATTAATAGAACAGAAAGTAAGGCTTTGCGTGTTCTTGCTCCTAGACAAAAGTTTAGAGTAATAGATGGTCAAAAAGTAGCTGTTTTAGATGATAAAGGAAGACCTGTAAAAGCACACGTTCCTATAAGTTTTAGACAATTAGATAGTTTAAAACGTGCTATCAACGAACAATTAAACAAAGCATTACCAGGAACAACTAGACACCAACAACTTGAACAATTTAGAAATGTTGTTGATGAATCCCGTACTTTAATAAAAGGAGACTTTAACCAACGTCTTCATGATTTAGATATTCTTTACTATGAAAAAATAGGAATACCTTTCGGAAGTAAAGGAATTAAACAAATAAACGCTGATAAGTACGCACAAGAAGTTGCTCCGGTTGTTGTCAAAAACGGACAAAGTTTAAGAAATTTTTTAGATGCTGTTGGACCAGACGGTGTACCTATAGCAAAAAATGCTTTTTTAAGTGAAATATATTATGACCCTTCTATATTTAAAAACGGTGTTTTGAACAGAGAAAAATTACTCGTTCACATGGAAAGCAAAGAAGAAGTTATTAATCAACTACCAGGTCTAAGAAAAGAACTGACAGGTATGTTAGTCAATCAAGAAGCATTGTCTTTACAAATAGCTAGTTTAAATAAAGCTGCCGAAGCTGCTAAACTTAGATCAATAAATCAATTTTTAAATTTAGAACCAGGAGTACCTCCTAACTATCAATCAATAGCTAGAGAGGTTATTAACGAACCTAACAAAATTAATGAATACTTAACTAAAATAAAAGACTTGTCTCCAGAGGGAGCAGAAACAATTAAACAAGCTATACGCAGAGAAGTAATAGCTAACGGTGCTAAAAATCCTCAAGGAGTTCAAGCGTTTCTTAATGATCCTAGTAATCAATATCTGTTAAAGACGTTGTTCGGTAAAGACAGAACTACTTACATGAAGCGTGTTGCAGAACTAATAGACGCTTTAGAAAGAGTAGACATTGAAAAGATAGCTATAAGAGTAGCTGAAGAAGAACGAGACGCGGTGGCTAGAGTTGTTCCTGGTTTAAACATGCCCTATGTAACTTCTCAGATACGAGATAAAATTGCTTCTGTAGTGCAAAAAGGTGTACGACTTGCTACAAGAGTGCAAGAAAGAGTAGCAAAAGATAAGATAGAACAAGCTCAAATTGACATACTTACTGATCCAAACGGATTAGAAAACGCATTAAAGGCTTACGATAAATTTAAATTTGGTATAGATTCTCCTGTAAAAGCTAAAGATTTTGTAAGAGCTTTAGGTGAAGCTGCTCCGTTGTATTTTTACACAGGATTTAAAACTAATATTAACGAACAGGAAGAACAATAATGGCTACTTTAATGGAAAGACTACAAGCATTGGGTATCGGTGTTAAAAGCGACGCTCAGAAAGAACGAGACGCGAGTCCTGTTTTAAGTGCAATGTTTGAAAGAAGACAACCTACGCTTGAAGAGATTCAAGAACAAGAAAGACTGAATCGTGCAGCAGGTGTGACTTTTCCACGTTATCAAGGTAACCTTAATCTTAGCGCAGGAGAGAAACTAAAGAATATAGGTGGTCTTACTTATGTTGTTCCTGCTGCAGCGCCTATTGTTGAAAGAAACATAGAAAGAAGACCTCAAAGTTATTCTTCTTTAGATACACTTACAGGTGATGTTAGAGAGCAGTATATTCCAGGTGTACAAGCACAATCTAATATGGGTTTATTTGATGC